TACGTTAGTGAATCAACATTGGTTAACAACGTACAACGTGCAAATACGGCCCAGTCAGTTGCAGTCTTCATTGGCACTGCACCTCGTGGTCCCATGACTCCTACGTTGATTAACTCATGGAGTGGATTTAAAGCTTTATACGGAGATATCACGTTAGATAACGAGCTGGGTTACTCTGTTTATCATTACTTTGCTAACGGTGGTCGTGATGCTTATATCATCCGCACCTTGCACACCTCAGGTACTGCCCCGCTAGCTCGTTCTGCTTCCTCATACATTCAGTATTTCCCGGCTGGAAGTGGAAGTAGCGTTGGTGCTTCAGTAATGTTTACCGCTACTGCAGCAAACCCCGGTGCATGGGGTACTGGTTTAACTGTTACTACTTCAAGCAGCCCCGCTGCCCCATCTAATGCAACTTCTTCATACCCAACGTTTAACGTTTCTGTAAAACTTAACGCAGTTGAAGTTGAAAACTGGAACGAAGTTTCATTAAATCCCGCAAACAACCGTTACCTCCTTGATGTAGTTAACACTTATTCAAAGTACATCACTGTTGCCTCACCTGCTGGAGCAACAGTTGGTTGGGCAATTAAAGAAGATGTTGCTGACATTTTTACTTTTAATGCCTACTCAACTCCTTTTGGATCTACTACAATTTCTGCCAGCGTAGCTACCAATGGTACAGATGTTGATGTCGCAGATTACCAAGCTGCAATTACAAAGGTTGATGCAATCCAAGGTTCTTTGCTTCTCAATGCACCTGGACAAACTAACTCAAGTGTTGTTACTTCCTTGCTAAACACAGCAGAAGCTCGCGGTGATTCATTTGTAATCATTGACCCTGCAGCCAGTGGTACTACTTTTAATGGTGTTACTGGCGCTATTGCTTCGTATCCTAAGTCTTCTTACGGCGCAGTCTATTACCCGCAATTGGTTATGGCTGACCCAACAAAAACTGGGCCTGCTGCAGTGCGCAATACCTTCCCAGGTGGTGCTGTTGCTGGCGCATATATTCGTAGTGAAGTAGCTCGCACGGTTGCAAAAGCACCTGCCGGTTATGACTTAGATATTCGTAATGCTTTGGGCCTTACTGGTTCGTTTACCGAGTCAGAAGCTGGTTCATTGTATGACACCCACAACGTTAACTTGTTTAAAACAATCCCAGGAGCTGGCATTGTAATTAACGGTGCTCGTACAATGAGCAAGGCTACTCCCGCAAAATACATCCCAATTCGTCGTTCACTAAACTACTTAAAGCAAGCACTTAAAGCAGAAACAGCTTTTGCAGTGTTTGAACCCAACGATGAGCGTTTGTGGACTCGCATTAACATGAACGTATCTTCGTTGCTTAGCGAATTTTGGCGTTCGGGTGGCTTAAAGGGCGCTAATGCTAACCAAGCGTTCTACATCGTTTGTAACAGTACTAATAACACGTCTACGACGATTAACAATGGGGAAGTACATGTTGAGGTTGGAGTTGCCTTGCAATACCCAGCCGAATTTATTGTTATCAATCTAAGCCAATGGACCGGTGGCTCTAACACCGTTTCGACCCTCTGATAGGAGAATTATAAATGGCACGTTCTACTGTTACCGATCCGGTTCGTAACTTTAAATTCCAAGTTTCAATTGTTGCTAGTGGCGCTCTTGGTACAGCAGCAAAAGGGCTAGACAAACTTGGATTTGCAGTTATGTCTGGCCTTTCTGTACAAAATGAAATGGTTGGATACCGCGAAGGTGGAATGAATACTCACCCACACAAGTTTATTGGTCAATCCGACTTTGCACCTGTTACTTTTAGTCGTGGTGTGTTTTCTGGTCAAGACCAAATGTACGCTTGGCAGCAGTTCCTTCATTCTTGGAACCAAGCTTCTAGCGGTTCATCAAGTGGTGAACTAACCGCAAAAGGAAACGATTATCGTTGCGACATCCTTGTAAAAATCTTTGATCATCCTATTTCTTCTGGTTCATACTCAAACCCAGGTGACGTTGACACTTCAAACATTGCTCCAGGAGATGCCCGCCTTGGTTTTAAACTTTTTAACTGTTTTCCCGGCGCTTATTCATTGAGCGACCTTAACGCGGCGGATAGTGGTTTGATGGTCCAACAAATGACCGTCCATCACGAAGGCTTTGTGGTAGCTTGGAACAAGGAAGATGTTGAAGCACTAGCTACATTAGGTGGCTAATTAACTATTAGGAGAAGTACTTGAGTACACAACAAGAAGCCAATTCGTTAAATCTAGCTATTTCAGATCCAGTACCATCTTTACAAGAACCAGAAAGCCCACTAGTTACCCTTCAGAGGGGCGTCATTGACTCCGAAACTGGAGAATGGCAAGTTGACGCTGAGGTTCGGGAAATGAACGGTGGCGACGAAGAGTACCTAGCTACCATTGAATCTAAAGGCAATATCACTTACGCCGAATACATGGCTGCCCTATTAAAACGAGCGGTTGTACGTATCGGTTCATGTGTTATTTCAGATAGTCCAGCTATTTTGGACACCATCACAATTGGTGATCGTGACATCCTATTTCTTGGGGTAATCAAAGCTACCTATGGTTCTTCAAAGAAGTTTCAAGCAACTTGCCCAAATTGCAACAAGAGCAATGATGTAGTTATGAGTTTAATTGACGATTTTCCAATTCAAGAACCAAATGTAAATTTACGTTCTACAATTACCAAAACTCTTAAAAACGGTAAAGTTGTAAAACTACGTTTACCCAATACTGGAGACAGCATCCACGTAGGTAAAAACAGTACGTTATCTGCTGTTCAAAACACTTTGATGCTTTCTAGATGTGCTGTTTGGGATGAATCTGATCGCCCAGCTAACGCTGAAGATTGGGCTAAATCACTTAACGTTGCAGATCGTAGTATGCTTGTAAATGCCTTGCTTAGTGTTGAAGCAGGGCCCAAAATTGAAGGGGTGAATATCCAATGCGCCCATTGTGGGGGAGACATCTCCGTAATGCTTGATTGGATATCCCTTTTACTTGGTTAATCTTAAATACACTTATTGGGAATACGAACTCATAGCCTCTGTTTACAAAGGGTTTAACCTTACGGATTTACGGTCAATGACTGTCCGCCAACGGGACTTTTGGTTCCATATGGCAAAATGGAGAAGCAAGTAAGGAGGCATTATAAATGAGTAACAACTTATCCCAGTCTGGTGCTGAAGGTTCAATTGGCGGCTTTGGTAGCCGCCTTATGAAGGCTGTCGGGCAAGGGCTCTCTATTAACCCACAGTCTTTATCAGGCGCAGACAAGAGCATTGACGCCCTCTTAGGGAAACTTAAAAAAGTACAAGCTCAACTGGATGGTATTAATAAGTCTGCCGCTGCCGCGGGTCTTTCTTTAGCTGGGGTAAACACCACAACAGCAACAACTATTCAAGGTGCCGCTGGCACCAACGTGGCTGGTGGACCCACCCCTTCTGGTGGTGGGTCTAAGCCCACAAAAATGATTAGCACTTTAAAAAGTGCTGGTGCAGAATTTTTAGGTATTGGTGGTGACCCTCTTGCAAAAGCAGCATCTTCATTAGGAGTTGAAGGCTTTGCTAAAGCTAACCCTTACGTAGCTGTTGCTGCAGCTGGCACCAAAATGATAAACATGGGTATTAGCGCCGCTAACAAAAGCATGGCTAAAAACCGAGATTACACTTTGCAAGCAGACCGCACGTCAGTCTTGTACCAACAAATGCATGGTTTAACGCAATTGGGTGTTAGCACTAAATACAGAATGCCATTAACAGACTACCGTCTTGGTGCGGGTGGTATTGAAGACATTATGGCTATGGAATCTGCTACCGGTATTAGTGGTGTCCAGCAAGCTTCAAGTATTGAAGCCATGCGCACTATGAGTGGATATGGTTTAAGTACGGGGGATGTTACCAACATGATTGGTAATTTGGCTTCCCCTGGTACTGCTAACCAGATGTTCATGATGGGTGGAATTGGGTTAATTGGTCCTGGCGGAAAACAAAGATCAATGATGGACGTAATGAAAAGCATTGTGCAAAGCGCAGGACTTACTGATAAAAAAATGGTTGATTCTGCGTTTGCTCCAGGTTCTGTAACCCGTTCAAAATTAAAGCAAATGGGTGTCCCTGATTCAATGATTACCCAAGTACTTCAATACGCTAAACAAAACATTACTTACAAAGAAAAGGGTGGCAAAGGACTATACGATCCTAGTGTTAAAGCACAAAGACAAACTATGGGTATTGAAGGAAACTTTGCAACTCAAGTTGAAGAAACTCAAAGATTAGAAACTAAAAGAAGTGAAAACTATTCTCGTCGGCAAGTAGATAACTACGCCGAACTTGAGAAACAAACTCAAAGTTTGACTAAAATGTTTGGTGCCTTAGAAGACACTTTATCTGGGTTAATTGGCGGCATTGGTTCTCAAAAAATTGCAACTTCTATTTTTACAGGCTCAACAGGGTTTTTGGGTGACCCCCCAAGTGGATCGGGTGGTGGTACTAAGCCCGCTGTTTCAAACGCAAAAAAAGAAGTTAAAAGTAGCAACAAGAGCGACGACAGTATTTACGTACCAATTGAAGGTGCTGGCCGTGTTTCTATTTCAAAACTTAAATCACGTGAAGATTTTAAAAAAGTACACCCAAAACTACAAGAACGAGTACTTGGTCTACTACGAGCCCACCCAGAAGTTGGGTATGGTGGTGGGTACAGAGATGACGATTTCCAAGAAGTTTTGTTTAAAAACAACTACAGCAAAACGTCTTTGTCAAAAGCTGAATATGACGGTTTAGACGCTGCTTCTAAAAAAGATTACAAACAATGGGGTGGCACTTACTGGGTTAAAAAAGCAGGCGGGCATGATGTTGCTGCTCCTGGCCGCTCTATGCACAAACTTGGGTTAGCAGTTGACTTAGGAAGTTCTAAAGCTGCAGAAGACGCAATTCGTAAATTTGCAGCAAACTATCAATTGCGACATGCTGGTGCTCGTAACGAAGTCTACCACGTAGGTCCTTCTGACCTACCTGAGTCAAGAGAGACATATGAAGCACGTGGTGCAACATGGGGGTACGGCACAGATGGTCCAACCCCTAAAGATTCAAGTTCGGATGCTGGTTCAGTAGGTGCTACACCTATTGCAGCCAGTGGCTCAGGTGTCAGCGCCTTAGAACCTCCCGCAGCGGAGGGTTATGGAGCATCTGGAATGGAACACAGGCCTTACCAGAACATATCTACAAGAGTTGCAGCTGATGTTGGTGGGTCAATAAACGCTAGTAGAACACCTTCTATGTCTATGCCAGCAGCTTCGTCAGTTAAATTGGGGGATCCAGAACCAATTCAAACTCTTGAAACAACCCGAATGGTTAGATCAAACTCTAGTCAAAGTGGTCAAAGTGTTTCAGTAGTAAAAAGCGGAACTACTATAAATCTAAGTCCAACAATAAACATCTCTGGTGCTGGTTCAAAGGCAGACTTAAAAAAGATTGCAAATGAACTTATTACATTAATGCGCCATGAAGTGGAGTTAGAAAGTTTGAGAGGAAGATAATGGCAGACGGTTACAGAAATAATGGGTTGTTTAAAATTGACCCAGATCTTGAAAAAGCAAGAGATCGTGGCATCGTTAACCCACCTTTTTTATACCCACCTAAGACAGTTCGGTTTTTAGACGCTCAAGATTCATTAGATGGTGTTGCCGCAGGTGAATTTAAATCATATGAGCTACAACGAGGTTACTTGAGAAATTTAGCTCAACCAATGATGGGCGAAACACCAATTAATAAATGTAACTTTCAATTTAACCCACAAGATATTAGGCAAAGCGTTCAAATGCGCGAAGACATGTATTTAGCAGTACTGCAGGACCCTGTGCAACTTTCACAGCCCATTGGCGCTCAAATGAACTTCCAATTTGACTTGTTGTTTGATAGACAAATGGAAGTAGCACGAGGACTAGGTGGGGCTGGTGTGAGTGAAGAAGTGGCTGACCAAATTGGTGTTATGAGGGATTTAAAAGTGCTGTACGCTGCCATTGGTCAAGGTTTATCTGAAGGTATGGTTGAAAGCCAACTAAAAGCATTACAAGATGGTGCTACTAGAGTTTATGGTAATAACAACCCAGCCACCACCCCAGACAATGGGGATGATGCCGAAACTCCCGTTGCACCAACTTTCTCAGCATTTGATGAGCTTGGTACGCAAAACGGCACCGACTTTTTAAATATGAATACTGGAAACGCGGCTTTTCTTATGCCAAACCCAGTGCGTTTAATGTTTGCATCTTTGTTTATGCTAGACGGATTTGTTACCGCAACTAATGTTGAATTCTTAAAGTTCAGCACTAAAATGGTGCCTGTAACTTGCAAAGTAAGCATTTCAATGATGGCTGTATACATTGGATTTGCAAGAAAAGACACATTTTTAACTACACAATTTCAATCAGCAGCTGATGCTGAAAATGAAGCAAGACGAGCCGATGAAGCAGGGAGTAGGGAACTTCTTGAAGCTTTAAACATCACAGGTAAGTCTGTTACGTGGGGGTTTAACTGGGAGTTTACCAAAGGGATGGCGAACGACGGAACACTAAGTGGTCAAACAGATGTTGACAATTTTGAAGTATTTCCCGCTAATCCTAATGATATTAACAACGGTAACCCTTTAACGGTTGGCCTTGCTGTAAAAACAAAACCATCAAAATACGTTAATACTAATAACAACGCCCCCGAAGAACTTAATGAAAACTTTGTTTTTAGATTTGATAAAGTTAAACCTAAAAGGGGCAGCGGACGAGACACTGATGAAATTTTAAGATTATACGAAGAAGACGCTCAATTTACTGTATCTTATAATTGGTCGTGCAGAATATATGGAGACCCAACACGAAACTCTACTAATGGTGGGTGGTTAAACACAACAGATCCTAACCGTATTATAATAGCCGCAACTGAAGAACAATCTTGGATTAATAAACGTTTTTCTGACAGTGTTTCTAGGGCGCTTGATGACAACAATGATTGTGTGTTGCTTGGATTATACCAAGGTTCTAAAAGTGCTTCAAGCAAAAGCGAGTGGGGTGCGGGAACAAGTGGGGATAACCATGGTGACTCTAACGCTCGTAGATTACTAATTCGTGGTAAGCGGGGAAAAGTAGCTGAATTAACAAATGGTGCTGCTTCTGCTAGACAAAACGCAAACGGATCCGGGTACTACATAGTTGTTTGGCAACTTGAAATGACAGGGCTTGTTGCTGGATTGCGCCCTCACTCGAGGCCTGCCCCAGAACAACAATGTATCGTACAAATAAAAAACTCTAGCGAGAGATTATACATAAATTATAACAACTTAGATTGGACAGCTGGAGGTTCCTAATATGGCTACATACACTAGTTCTAACCGATACAGATTGTCCGTAGCAAACACCACCGCTGATAGGGTTGCTTACACAACACGTAGCTACTACCAATACACTTCCAAACAAGGTGACACTTTTCAAATCATTGCTTCAAAAATCTTAAATGATGGTACACGCTATTGGGAAATTGCAGATTTTAATCCTCAAATTCAATGGCCGGATGTAATTCCTGCTGGAACAACCCTTCGGATACCTAGATGATTATCCATAGTGGCAACCCACTTTCTCCAAAAACCTATATTGCTTTACATAATGTTGAAGTTGACTATCATTCAATCCAACAAGCAACTTTAGACCTTTGTGTTAACAAACACGATATGGTTGTTTTAAAACTTGCAGGTATTCCTGCAAAATACATTACTGACTATATTGACGCACCAGTGAGATTAAATATATCTTCTGGGCCAGGTAGGTTTCAGGACTTTTGTGGACGTGTGTTGTACGTTGAACCCGAATCTGATAGCCGTGAGCCTCTTGTAAACAGAAGCCCTTTTCAAACAGTGCGTCTAGTTTGTTTTGGTGCATCAATGTCAATGATGGGCGCAAAAAGTAAACTTTGGGAAAATGTAAGTATTAAATCAATTGCTGAAGAGTTGTGTAATACCTATCGGTTTAGCCTTGATGTAATTGATGACAACTTCATTTTACCTAGACTTATGCAAAAAGGTGAGTCTGACTGGGCTTTTTTAATTCGCATATGTGAAAAATACGGGTATTCCGTTACTGTCCATGGGACTCACATGCACATCTGGGACCCTTTTAAAGCCATTGGGAGGCGCCCCTCATACGAAGAGTTAACTTCTGTTTCTGCAAAAATTGCTGCGGCTCCAGGAAACATCCTCAGTTTTAAAGGTACTTTTGGGTACGTAACTCCACAAGGTTACTCAACTAACTACGAAGTTAGCTCGCTTGACAGTGATGGTGTTTCACAAACTGTTTCTAGCACTGCATTTTTAACGGGATCATGGTCTGGGGTTAACCACCCATCTAAATTTAACAACGTAGTTTTAGAGGCTGTACAGACAATTGCAGAGGCTGAAAAAATAGTTGGTGCAAAAGAACGACGCACATTCCCGTTTAATGCAAGTGTAGAGATTAGCGCAGGTTCTGGAATTGTTCCCGGTGGAGTTGTTAAAGTAACTGGTTACAACTCACACTTTGACGGTTTGTGGTATGTTCGGGACGTAAAACATACCATTGGTGGCTCTAGTTATTTTACAAAACTAGAAATTAGTAGAGACTTTAATACCTCTGAATCTTTTGTAGTACCCCCAACACAACTAGCACAAGCAGCCCCAGAGCCTGAGTTTGTTGCAGGAGAATGGCGCGCAAGTTCAGAAAGAGTAAATGCGTATGTATAACGGGATGCAAATATATCGAGCAGTAGTAACTGCGTCGTCTTCAACTACTGGTTCTCTTTACGTTTCTATTCCATCAGTGCTTGGCACAAGCACAAGCATCGCTGTATCTACTATTGGCCGAGCAGCAGTATCTGGTGTATGGGCTGTTCCTAATGTTGGGGAACAAGTCCTTGTAGCAGTAGAAGACGACAAGTTTTCTAATGTGTTTTTGTTGTACCCAGTTGAGCCTCCAGTAATCGCAGTTGAGCCTCCAGTAATCGCAGATGCGTCTGTTACTACAGATAAATTAGCCAATGCGTCTGTTACTACAGATAAATTAGCCGATGATTCAGTAGTAAACGAAAACCTTGACATGTACCGCATGAGAGTTAGGCGGGTAACCCCACAAACTGTAGGCCCTTTATCAACTGGTCTTATTGAATTTGACACTTTAGATTTTGAAAAATACAATAATAACTCATGGATTGGGGGGCTTCCAAGTCAGGCAATTTTTCCCCAATCTGGATTATACGCAATTAGTGTAACAATAACTACAAGTGCTGCTGCTGGAACGCAAACCGCAATGCTTACAGTAGATAATTTTGTGTCTGCTACTCCGGTAACGTCTTTTGCGGGAGCTTTGTCAATAGTACTTACATGTAATATGTTTTTTTATGGCACAGAGGTACTTTCACTTAAAGTTGTTAATTCAAACAGCAGTTTGAGCAGATCATACACAGCAATGTTATCAATGATATTACTAACGGAGTAACTATGAAAGCTATTAAAATTCCATTTCAATTTAGCGGTGGTAAGACTGCTACAACTTCATCTATGTCTGTGGCTACAGAGCAGAAAATTGTAAACGTTCTTGTGACCCAAAAGTATGAACGTGTTATGCGCCACAAATACGGCTTTGGTATCCAAACTTTACTATTTGATGTAATAGATGAAATTGAGCTTACAGACCATATTGTAGAAGCAAAGCTAGATATCCAAGCGGCAGTTAGTGATGTATCTATCCTTGATGTAAAGCTTGCCCCAACAAACTCTATAGCGGCTTTTGGGTCACCAGAGACTACACTAGGTATAACAGTAGTTTACAAACTACCTTTAGGTTCCCCTCAATTAGTAAAGTTTGATGTAGTTTCCCCAACGAATCTTACTGAAGATTCATTTATTTAGGAGTAAGAAATGGCACTTGAAAGACCAGGGTTTGACTTTGCAAGCCGAGATTATTCAAATATTCGTAGAGACCTTTTAGCCCGAGCTGAAAGGACTGTACCGGAATGGACGGACAGAGACCCGTCTGACTTTTCTATGGTCCTAGTTGACATGTGGGCATACATGGGGGACATCCTCCATTACTACATTGACCGTGCTGCGGGAGAATCTTTTCTAGACACGGCTACTCAAAGAGAAAGTGTATTGGCCTTAGCTAACCTTTTTGATTACAAACCACGCAATAGGACTGCAGCAAGAGCAACAGTTTACGTATCAAACTCAACTTCCTCGTCAGTTCCTATTGTTATCCCTGCTGAAACTGTGTTTTCTGGTTCTTTTAATAACACACTATACAATTTTTACTCAGAAAATGAAGTATCGGTTGCTGGTGGTGGAACAGTTGCGGTTACTGTAAAAGAAGGATCTATTATATCTGCAGAACAATTAACTACCTCTGCATCTGGTCAGATTGGGCAAAGGTATTCTCTTTCAAAAACAAATGTTATTCCAAATACTGTTCAGGTATCAGTAGACGAAGATGGTACTTCATATATAAACTGGACAAGGGTTGAAGACACCAACGTTGTCGCTTCTGGTGTTAACGCCTACGCTGTTTATGTAAACTCAGCAAATACAACTGAAGTTGTTTTTGGCAACAGATTGAGTGGTCGTATTCCTCCAACTGGAGTAAAGATCCAAGCAAAGTACAAAATTACCAGTGGTTATTCTGGAAATGTTGGAACAAACTCAATTACTTCTATTAGGACTGCCATTTCTGGATTGTCGGTAGCTTCATCAACTTCTGCAGTTGGTGGGACTGACGGAGAAACAGTTGCGTCATTAAAAACGTCTATTAAATCAATTATCAAATCTCAAGATCGTGCAGTAACTTTAGGCGACTTTGTTAATAGAGCTTTGTTGGTTGATGGTGTGTACAAAGCAGTATGTCAATTTGCCCCAAATGCTGGAGGTGGAAGTGTAACTGTTTATGCAATCCCCTACATTGCTGACTTCACTTCAGCTTCTGCAGGTTCCTACGCATTAGAAACTGACACAAAGACAAGCATTAACACATCATTGCAAGCGGTGGCTACCTTGGGCGTAACAGTTACTACTGCAGCTTCTGTTACATTTGTTCCTAAATCAATTTCTGCATCAGTAACAATTAACAATTCATATGTGCAATCATCAGTTGTTACCGCTGTTACTGCTGCTTTAACTGACTTGTTTGAATTAGACAGCTTAGATTTTGGTGAAGCACTAAACCTTGGTGTTGTGTACAAAACAATTCATGGAATTGAAGGAGTTGAGTACTCAACTGTTGCACTCACTGGTAGTGATCCTACCAATATTCAATTTATGAAAAAAGGAAGTATTACAATTGTGCCTACTGGAGGAATTACTAGTTCGTCATGACACGTAAATCTTTTACTCTTAGAAATATTAACTCTCCTTATGGTTCTTATTTAGCGTATCCATCAAATGGTGCTTCAGCACCTGGAATGGCCGCTAGGGCAGATGATGACACTCGTCTCCGTTCTGACGATATCCAGTTAGCACCAGTCCTCACATCTAACTTAATTCCAGGAACACCTGGTTCTTTGGTTGGCTTTTTTGGTGCTGAAGTAACAGACTACACAAGCATTAACCTATCTTGGGCAGCACCCCTTGTTGAAACAATACCATCGTCAATCCCTGCTGCTACAAGAGTAATTATTGTTTATTCTGCTTTTGGAGAACCCCCAACTATTAGTGATGGGAACATCCTTGTAGACACTAACAACACAACCACGTACACTCATACTGTTCCTGAAGGGGTGTGGGCCTATTACACCATATTTGTAAAATATGAGTCTATTGCTGGTGGAGCATTTTATGAAGCTGCTGAATCTTTGTCTGTTTTAGTACCTAAAAACTATGGTAGTTCTAGTGGCTTGTATTCAAAAATACCTTTGTATTACAGAATTTTAGATGGCGACATGGACTTTGGTGATGGGGGCCCCCTTAACAAGTACCTTTCAACTATTGGTTGGGACATTGACAAAGTAAGAACTGAAATTGATTATTTAATGACTTTTAAAGACCCGCAAATTGCGGATGGCCAAGCATTGGACTACTTAGCAAAAGACTTTGGAGTTAATTTAGAAAGTCGTGAATTAGGTGCTTATCGCCTTAGAAATATCCTAGGTAGCATTGGCACACTCCGCAGATCAATTGGAACTGTTTCCGGAATTGAAACGTTTATGACTGCTTTAACCGGCTCTAACGTAACAGTTGATACTGTAAACAAAGTTATAAAAGTGCACGCTCAAAGAATTAACTTAATTAAAGACCCAAACATATATTTTGGCCTTGACAGTGTTTTTGACATGGGTTCACCTGCAGGTGCATTTACAACGTCATATGACGCTGGATTTTATGACACTACGTCATACCCTGCTTCAGCAACCTTTGATGGTGGTTCTGCGTCAGCTACTGGTTCTGTTGGGACTAACCCAAACGCAAAATGGACAATAGCTTATGGAACAACAACTTCGTTGTTGTTAACTACAAACGACGATGTAAAAGTTAGCTATGGGGACACTTTCTATTTTTCTGTACAAGATTCATCAACCGTAAGTGCACAAGCAGCTATTACAAAAGTTGGGCTATACACCTCTGGTGCTGTTGTGGTTGTTGAAGACTCTGCACCAAAAACTATTGGTAGTACAAAATATTGGAAGTTTGTAATTCCAAGTTCTGTTTCTGCTAACACCCCTGTTTTTCTAGGTATTACTTATCAAAACGCTTTAATTACTGACCCTGCGACGGCATTTAGAAGAATGCTGCTTGAAAGATTTATTAATGGGCAGTACTTTGATGGTGACACAGTTTTAGGTGGGTGGCTTGTAGGTGCGTCATCTAACGTGTCTGATTACCGCTGGTATGACTCGGCCAGACCAGACGCAACTCAAGACACTTTAAGAAACAACTCTTTTTCTGTGTACAACGCCAACTACCAAAAAACTAAGGTAGTAGCAAACAGACTTCTAATGGATATACTCCCAATTACACAACTTAGTACTAGCGCAACCCAATATAGTAATCAAGCTAGTATCCCAAGCCCTTTGTGGTCAATTAGGTTTAACTATGTTCCAGGAGACACATGAACTACATAATTAGTGCATTAGCTGTTTACAAGCTGCTTCAAGTAATTGACTCTTTACTACCAAGAGAACCAATGCCATGGGTTAAAAACATTGCTGGGGT